GCCGCAAACGTCATAAGCAATGAGGTTTGGCATTGAACGACGAACCAGTGAAATTAGAACTGGATCGAAGGTATCGATTGACCCATCAGCAGCTGTTGAAGAAGAAGCGCCCATTGCGTTTGTGGGAGCAGCTTCACCGAGCAGTGAAGGAGCAGAATAGCCGCCTGAGCCGAATGACTGCTCGCGAGCGGAACGCTGCTGATTTTCGAGTAGCTGTGCTACGACTGAACGCTTGTGAGCGTCCTTAATGGGAGCCAGGTCAGGATGTTCCAGGACTGGCTGCCACTTTTTCTGAATTGATTCGTTCAGAGATTCCATTTTTATATTACTCCTTGGTTGTTATTACTTTTTGATGCCGCGTGAAATTGCGGACATATAAGCAGCCATTTCAACTGGAACCTGCTTTTCGGTGATTTCTTCACCCACTGGTTCCTCATCGAGAGTTACGCTTTCGGACAAAGGTGCTGCAGACGCCTTTGTTGGGAAGTAGCTCTCACGAAGGGTAGCAACCTTCTTCGTATAAGACTTTACGTCTTCGAAGTCGATTGCTTCAGAAAGCGATTCCAGCTTAGCAACCTGCGTATCTGTGAGACCTTCTGAAACTTCTTTGAACGCTGCAACGCGCTCGAATTCTTTGATTCTATTAGTAAGTTCAATGTTCTTTTCGATTTCTTCGTTGATTGTTTCTTCAAGAACAGAAACCTTTGAAGTCATCTCTTCAACAACATCAACGGCTTCGTCGGGAAGATCAATGTAGTTCTCAATGAATAGATTCTTGAGACCTGACATAAAGTTCTCAACGATTTCAGCCTTGAGACCGCGCTCGATAACAACAGCGTTATCAGCCATCCAAGACTCAACAACGTAATCGAGATATGAATCAACACGCTCAACAAGTGACTCGCTGATTGTTGATGTTTCTTCAGCAATAGCCGTTTCAAACTGACCGTTTACTGCGTCGAGCTGCTCATTTACCTTTGAAAGAACAGCGGCGCTGAATACTTCAGTTGCCTTTGAAATGAACTCTTCGCTTACTTCAGCACCATCAAAGATTGCCTTGATATCTTCTGAAACATCAAGATCTTCTTTTGTAAGGTGAGCCATCTTAACTGCTTTTGTTTCAGAAACGGTTTCACCGTCTTCTGATTCTTCAGTAGCTTCGCCCATCATCTTTGTATAAGCAGCTGATACGTCAGCCTTCTTCATACCGCCAAGAGCCTGGACCATAGCATTGATCATACCGACCTTTGTGTATGGCTTAATGCCTGAACCCTGTGTAGGGGGAGTGCGATCACCAGCCTGAGCAGCGCCACCTGGTGGCTTTGCATTTACGCCTGTTGGATCAGGAACCTCAGCATTGACGCCGAAGCTCGCTTTCTTTGCTTCACCAAGATCGTCGAGCTTTTCGACGGGGGTTTCCTGAACTGACATATTGTTCTCCTATTATTTGAAGACTTAACTTCTTTAGTTATTTATAAAATCGTTATTTTTACAGCTTATTCATAAGAGTGCTAAACGCTCTTAGAAGAATCTGTTCGCGATCTTCTTTGGTTGAAAATGATTTTTCGATGTCTTCCTTTACGGCTTCAACATCTGCTTCACGCCACACACCATTATCGTAGATCCACTCTTTACCTTCCATGATACCATTAGCAATAGCATGAGGCGCAGAGGGATCTGCTACAATATCGGCTGCGGTGGCTAGGTAGAAGTCTGGCTGGACTTCCATGATGTCGCCTTTTTTTACGAGGCTACCCATACCTCTGGAAGAAAAGCCCAACTTTGCGCCTTCCTTCATGAGATTCTTCACAATCTGTCCATAAGGTGTATCCATAACTTTAACTTTGCCGACGAAGTTATCTCCGTTCTGCTTCAGTTCTTTAATCATGTGAGACACACGTTCAAGATTAATCGTTGGTCCCTGTGGATGACCTAGTTCGCCATATGCACGATTCTGCTCTACGAACTCTCTGTTGTAACGATCAACTTCTTTTGCCAGTGTATTAGTCGGATAGATACGACCATTTTTGTTTTTCATATTACCCTGCATAAGAATGCCTTCGAGAAAGAACTGCTTCTCTCCAGCTTCGTTTGCTTCGGTAATAACCTTGAGGTCCTCATAGACCTCGCACATTAGTTTGAAAGTCATTAGTATTCTGAGCCTCCTGTGATTGAAACAGTCTTATGCAGCTTCAAAATAAGCGTGCCAGGACCAGAACCAACTTTGGTGACAACAACGTTTGAAGTTGCTTCAGCAGTGCCGTTATCGAGAAGGCGCGAATCTGAAAGATCAAAGTAATGTTGTCCAGATGTAAGAACAAGAACCGTATTTGCTCCACGCTTTACTTCCCAGTATGCGTTGTTTGCGCCACCAATAGACCATTCTGCAGAAACGATATTCAGACGAGTAACAGTTTCACCAGCACTATTAGCACCAACTGTTGCTGTTGGGTGATTAAGATTAATAAAGCCATCGGCGTTGAACTTAGCAACAACCCAACCGCCTTTATTATGTTTGTTTACAATACCTTCTGCAGCCATCTCTTATCTCACTTATTGTTCTGAACGAACTGAAAGATCTTATCGAATGACTCGAGGCTCTCAGTGATCTGTGACTTGAAGACTTCACGATTAGCAGTTGACAACTGCTCGAAAACTTCCTGAATTGAATCTAGCTGATCAACGTCTAGTTCAACGATATCACCATTACTTAGTTCGATAGAAACGCCTTCTTCGATTGTGGTGATATTATCAAACACTGATTCAGCCTTAACGCTTGAAGGACCACGAACTGGCTTTAGATCGCCCTGTGTCTTATCAGCACGAGTCAGTGGAGTTTTAGAACCTTTGAATCCAGACTGATCAGCCAACTTAGAAGTGCCCTGCTGAACTATAGCACGATCACCGTTCTGTGGATGATGATCTTTAGTTCCCATTGAGCGGGCATTCAATGCTGCATCTGTACCAGCAACTGGATATTCTTTATCGTTTTTGCTGTGCATATCAACGAAATCTTGTTCGCCTTTGGCACGAGGCTTTAGAGCGGCAGCTTCTGGATTCTTCTGATCCAGTGCTTCACGCAGTTGTTTAAACGTCTTCATCTGGCACAATCTCCTGCTGTACGACTAATTGTTCGTCCTCCTCGGCAGGAGGGTTTAGAAAGGATGACGCAACTTCAATTCGCTTCATATCAAGCGCATCCTGAACTTTTGCTGCAAGAGCATTATGGATTGCATCACGAAAACCTGATGCATCCTGATTCTGTGCCGCTTGAATTGCTGTATAAATTTGTTCCATAATAACTCCTTTGTATTCAAACTATTTATAAAATCATGAAGCCCAAGGTAAATCTTTTTCTATTACTAGATTCTTTTTAGCATCAATTTGTTTTGCAATCTGTTCGTTAACATGATTTTCATATGCTTCGTTTCCAACAAAAACACCCTGAATCCAACCAAGAACTGTAGCTTCTGTCAAATCTTCAAATGCAACAAACTCGCCTGCAGGAACATCTACTGATGTGAATGGAGTAGCGCCAGAAAACACTCCAGTGTTGCCATCTTCATCTGTGCCTGTCTTGGTCCAATAAGTCTGAACAACGGCATTGATATTAGACCCTTCGTCTTTCACTTTGAGGCTAGTGACAGCCCATGCATAAGTAATTGCCATTATAATTCTCCTTTATTATCTTACGTCATTAACATACGAACCGTAGAAGTTTGTTCCATCATGAGTAAAGAAAAATATATCTCGTTTTCCTGCTCCAGTAGAAAGCACTGGAGCAACACCACCTGGCCACTTGAATACCGAATTCCAGGTTAGTGTTCTGCTACCTGTTGCGTCTTGAATAACGTGAAGAACATAAGAACCTGCTTCTGCATTAGTAGGCGCAGCAATTGTTCTATTACCTGCTATTGTTACATAAGCAATTCTTCCAGAATCAGTGTCCCAAGCAATAGATGCTCCGTCCGTCAAAGTTTGAGACGATTCTGCACCACGCATATATACTGTGCCATACAAAAGTAATGTATTGAGGACTGATGTAGAGGCTGGATTAGTATAATAAGAAGTATTATCAGAATCATAGAAGATTGGTGCTCTAAAATCAGTGCTTGCATATCCGATACCAGAAACATCTAATCTATATGTTGCGCCAGGAACTGTAGTGTCAGATTCACCATAACCAAGTCTAATACTATGCGCTACTGTTAATTTACCATCTGTAGATAGCGCCATAGTTCCTTGAGCAGTAGTGTGAACTTGATGACCCCACCAGAATCCTCTCGTAGAAGAATTATTCATCTGGAACGTCATTGCATAATCATTACCGAGAGGACCAAATGTAAATGCATTTGTCATACCAATTGAATATGGTACGCCGCTCCAAAGTCGTATTTTATCTCTAGTGTTTGTTGCAGGTCCAGTTAATAAAGCATATGTTACTGTATTGAGGACTGATGTAGAGGCTGGATCAGTATAATAAGCAGTATTATTAGAATCATAGAAGATTGGTGCTCTTAAATCTACAGTGTTAGTTGCAGATGCATCATCTCGCATAAACTGACCAGAATCTAATCCATCAAGTAAGTCAGCATCTAGACCAGAACCAGAACCATCTACTGTAATTAGTTTGGAAAGAACGTCAGAAGCTGTATATGAAGAACTATTTAATTTTGTAGCAATGTAAGCATTAGTATTTGCTAGTGCTGCTTTAGATCTAACATCAGCTTCAGTATAACTTGACGAGTTGAGTTTTGTAGCGATATATGCGTTAGTATTAGCAAGTCTTGAGTTTTCAGTGGCTGCGACAGCAAAATATGCAGAAGATTGACCATCAAGTGTATCAGCATCTAAACCAGATCCTGCTCCATCTACTGTAATTAGTTTAGAAAGAACATCAGAAGCTGTATAGCTAGATGAATTTAGCTTAGTTGCTATATATGCGTTTGTGTTAGCTAGTGCTGCCCGTTCGACAGCTTTTGTTTGATAAATCGAAGATGCATTAGCAACTTGTAGATAATCGTTTGTAGATGCACTAAATGTAATTGTATCTGTTGTTGGATTAGCTGCTATATTGATTCTAGTTCCAGCAGTAATAGTCAACCTATCTGTAGAACTATCAGCAACAACTACGTTTGCACCAACAAGAATACCAGAGAATCCATTAGCAGCACTACCACCGCCGCCACCGCCACCGCCAATTTCAAATACAGCAGATCCATTAGAAGAGTATAGTTTTTGATCTTTGATATTAAGCGCAAGTTCGCCTGCAGAAATGTCAGACGTGGTTGGAGATTTGCCCGCAACACTACTGCGTTTGATCTTAATTGTGGAAGCCATTAAAACAATTCCTTATATAAGGAAGGCGGAGGAAGCACGCGTCCTCCGCCCTAAAATGTTCACCTAATATATATATGCGTTTTAGTATGTGCCGCCATCTATAACAGCATCTACTGTAGCAAGAGCATAACCTGTACCACCTGTATTTACAGTTGTTGTTGGTTCACTTTGAAGCCCAACATAGAATTTGAATACGCCGTCTGTTGCGTCACGGAAGTAACCAGCATACTTGGTTGTTGCTGATTCAATATACTTACCATAAGCGCCAGTGTCGATAGTATCGGCAGCGTTGTTAGCAGCCAACTTAATCATAGAGTCATCAACATTTAGAGTCGATGATGAAATATAAGTTACGCCACCTTCAACGGTAAGATTGCCATCGATATGTGTGTTACCAGAAACTGTAAGGTTTGTGCTAATTGTAGCACGACCAGTATGAGCTAACAAACCTGATGTTGTTGGATTTGTTGCATTTGCTTTTGTAGCAATATATGAGTTTGTGTTAGCAAGTCTTGAGTTTTCGGTTGCGGCGACAGCATAATACGTTCCTTGCTGTCCATCAAGTAAGTCAGCGTCAAGACCAGATGCTGCTCCATCAACTGTGGTCAACTTAGAAAGAACATCAGATGCAGTATAGCTTGATGTATCTAACTTAGTTGCAATGTAAGCGTTTGTGTTAGCGAGTCGTAACTTTTCTGTAGCTTCTACAGCATAGTATGAACCCTGCTGTCCATCAAGCAAATCAGCATCTAGACCAGAAGCAGCACCATCAACTGTGGTCAACTTAGAAAGAACATCAGACGCAGTATAGCTTGATGTATCTAATTTAGTCGCAATATAAGCATTGGTATTTGCTAGTGCAGAATTAAATGTACTTGTGCTTACTTTTGTTGCGATATAAGCATTGGTATTTGCTAGAGCATAATCGCCAATCTGGAATACTGTAGAACCATCCGAAGAGAACAGTTTCTTATCGGCTGTATTGATAGCAAGTTCGCCCGCAGCAAGTGAACTAGGCACTGATGAAGGAGTCGTACTGCGCTTTATTTTAATAATAGAAGCCATATTAGTTTACCTCTTTTTCAACAATTCTTGTTGTTCTTTCAGAGAAAATCCCTGCAATGTTATTTTTTGTTGAGCCTGCAAATCGGGTTTTGGCGGTTCTTCTTTTCTTTCACTACCAGACCCCTTTGCTATATCAGCCAAGGAATTACGTTTGAACTTAGCTTCTTCCGCAGCTTTCTCATATCCACTATTTATACTTTTGACCTTTTTTACTTCATCTTCTAAAAGTTTATTTTTGGTTTCTAGCATCATAATGGTTTGAGTTAGCTGATTGATCACTTTTTGCTGATTCTCGATATAAGCATTCAGCGCCTCCATTTCCTTGCTCATTACGAATATGTTCCTCCATCTAAATCATCAAATACTGGCGCACCAGAACTGTTAACTTGTAACACTTCACCGACCGTACCAGTAGCAAATGAAAACGCACTAGTATTAGAAGCAATCAATACGCCGTTCTGTGTAAGACTAGAAAGTCCTGTGCCGCCATATTGTGTGCCAAGGACGTTCTGAAGAATCAGATTAGTGATAGTAGCATTAGCAAAGGTAGAATTTGTATTCTGAGAAACTGTAATCGAAGATACTTGCAGAGCAACAGCATTATTTGCTCCGTCTGTAATTCTGAGCGAACCATCATCGTTCTTAGAAATGTTAGTTCCACCAAGATAAATGGTATTGCCGCTTAGATATAGGCTTCGCCAAGATTTTTGAGCAGTACCTAAATCATAGGTAACATTTGCTGATGGAATAATATGTGATGCAACATTTGAATAATTTGATAGTTCTGAATATTTTGCGATACGAGTACCACCAACAGTAACTCCGTCATGAACTCGAAGCGTCTTATTGGTAGTATCAACTGTAATTTCGCCATTAGCGCCAGTAAATGAACTGTGCTGGACTGACGTTCCTCTTCTGAATTTAACTTCGATCGCCATTTACAGTGTACCGTAATCTCGTGATGTATCTAAATCTGCTGATGATGTTATAAATCCATAGTCTATAGTATCTTGCGCCACCTCATTTGCTGCTGTTATCGATGCCTGCACTTCTGCAATATATGCGTTAGTGTTAGCCAGTAATAATTTAACATAAGAATTTGCTGCTGCGTATGCTTTCGTAGCATATTTATTATTCGCATTAGCGACTTGCAATCTATCACTTATTAAAAGTCTAAGAGCAGTATTAGTGTTGGTTACCGAAGACCAAGATGCTTTAGTTGCAATATATGCGTTGGTATTGGCAAGAGCTGCGCGTTCAACGATTTTAGTTTGATAAATTGTTGCTGCATTTGCGACTTGCAATCTATTCGCAATAGCAAGATTAGTATTTGCTATGAAAGATTGAAATGCTGCATTAGATACTTCACCAGTGCCAGAAGTTGCATCGATATAAGCATTCGTATTCGCTACGAATGCCTGAAACGTACTGTTGCTTACATAAGTAGACGTAAGATAACTATTAGCAACTTCACCAACACCTGCTGTTGATGCAATATAAGCATTCGTATTCGCTACGAATGCCTGAAATGTAGTATTGCTTACATAGGTAGAAGTGAGATAATTATTACCAGCAGCAAGATGTTCGTCTTGACCAATCTGATTAACAACGTCAATGACTTCGTTAACCTTGAGACGCAGATTACGAACTGTAGTTGTTGCTGAGGTATTTGCTACTTCAATGTAATGACTCATGATATACCTGCCGCTGCAAGACGAGCTTCAAGGTCTTCAATTCTCGCAAGAGCATTATTCAGCGCAGATGTTAAAGTTCCCACAGTGTTTGAAGTGACAGTATTTCCTGTAACATTAATAACAACCAGATCGTTTTCGGTTAGAGAGCCGAGTTCAGCAGTAGCAACAGTTGCTATACTACCGCTTCCACTTCCACTAATAGTTGATGCTTGCCATTTTCCTGTAGATGAGTTGTAAACAAGCGCCTGACCGTTTGTTGCTGATTTCAAACTACTATAATCAACGTCATCTAGTTTGTGTAGATTTACTTCACCAGACCCTGAAGATCTTGCTAGTCCAGTGGCAGCAGAGAACGCGATTCGTGATATACGTTTATCGACCGCATCTCTAAAGTCATCGAGTTCTTTACGGAATCCAGATATATCGCCTTCTGGTCCTTGTGGTCCGCGATCACCTTTGTCGCCTTTGTCGCCCTTATCGCCTTTTTCG